GGTGGAAACATTAGCGCCTGGTTGACCGTGTCAGCAATGAAGTTCTGGCCCATGCCTCGAACTTAAAACAGAACCTGCGGCCCACGCTGTAGGCTCCGTCACGAATCTATGTCCGACACACACCTAGAGATCGAAGCTCTCAGCGATGATGAGATCGACTACACGGACATCCCCAAACTGGCCGAGGACGTTGTATTGATGCCCACAAGCCTAGCAAAGATGAGGGCAGAATTTTTACACCACAAAAAAAGTAATGGTACAGCGCCCGCTGGGAGGACTCCTGGCGGCCCAGTCAAACCTAGTACGACAACCCCTGCCAATAGCGTGTCCGGTTTCTCCGGCTCAGACGTACAGGAGGTTGAAGAAGGGAAGGAAACATTGATCCCTACTCCTAAGAAGGGGGATCGTCCATCCCCCGGCGCTGTCCAGCCATCCGAGAAGGACGGCTCTGTGCATCACGAAGCAACCATAAGTATACCGCTGCAGAAAGATGAGGCCGAGGATCAAGCCCATCTTGAATGGATGCGAGCGGCGGTCGCGGAAGCTGAGGCAATCCCTAAAAGCGAGTGGATCGAGGGTAGTGTAGCTTTTGCAAAAACAAGAAAATACCTTAACGAGCTAATCAAACTGGACGCTGAGCACAAAAAGGAGACTAATGGCCAAATATAAGCTGTCGCCTCTAGGTTTTTGGCACACACTACGTCTCCACAAATAGCGTGAATGGCAGATCCTTCAAGCCATGTCGGGCCAGGGGGAAATGACCATCCGGGAGAAGCCAGTTTGCTACCTCGATCACATAATCTCCATCTGTAGGTATCTCATTGCCGTCGGAGCCCGGCCACTCAAAAACCGAGAAAATGGAAAGGCAGCCACTTTCGGTGTATTTTTTCTTGGATGAATGAGTCTCTTTGCTGTACCCGATCTTGGTTACGGTCAGGCGGTTCGCCGCTTGGACTATCTCTTGGGGGCTCCAACTGCCTTGAGGCCGCCCCATTGCCGCACACAATTCGTTCGCAGTAAATACTATTCGGTTTTTCCGATCATCTGCTCGGGCACATCCCTTGTCCAAGAGGGCCATAATTGCCCGAAACAGCTCACGATCCACTAAACTTGGTGAGCCCTCACTTGAGGACACCTCAAGCGAGATTCGGACATGTTCCTCCATCGCGCCGAGCCATATCTCAGCCTTTCTCATCAATATCTGGGCGGTAGTTGGGTCATAATTTGGGAACAGGGGTAGTGCCGCCCCTGCCTCCCCAAAAGGGGTAATGTTATATGCTTCATCGAGGGAGAGGGTGGGGCCTGGCTCGCGCTTGTGCATTAGTTTGTTTGCTCCTGGAGTTATCTTACGCAACTGGCTACGCCTGCCCCCTGATGTGGTAGAGAGGCTCCATGTGGGTGTTTCTTTCAGGCCGCCTTCGCCCACGGTGGCAGAGCAGCATAGTTTTTACCAAGCTCATGCACATAGGCCGCTACCCCAGCCACCGGATTGAGCATGGGGTGCCCTGCATTCCAGCATTCGCCAATTCCAGCAATCGCCTGAGGCTGCCACTTACGCAAAAACGTATTGAGCCTTGCCACCGTTGCAAGCGCGCATTGATGCAAATCGGTGAATGCTTCCGGTGTGAATCCCTCGGGAGCATTGCAAAACATCAGTTGCCACGGGCCATAAGAGCAGGCGGCAGCCTTCCCATATTTTGCCAGCAGCGGCTTCATCACTGGGCCATCCCCGTACGTTCCACCGACATCAAAAGCGGGCTCATGCCTGGGGGTGCAGTTGGTCCCATAGCTGCTCTCGTTGCCAGATAGAGCCCACAGCAATCTGGCTCCATCTATTCCTTTGGGCAAGGGTGCAAGCTTAGGTCCCATGTTCCCGCATTCGGCGATCATTTCCAACCGTGTAAATCCCATGCTCGATCTCCTTACTTAGTAAGTTGGACAAAGACCCAAGCCAGCACCGATACAACCCCAGACACTCCAGCCGCCGCACCAAGCTGCCAAAATCGAAACCGCTGCAAGCCTGCGATCGCTCGCTCCGCGATCGTCATTCTTCCAGGCTGCCCGTTACCACAAACATCATGGTCGTGAGCCTCCAGCGTGGCCAAGCGTTCCCCTGCCTCGGTCTTCCAGCCTGCAACTTCGGAGCGAAAGTCCTTCAGGTCGTCACGTAGCTCTTTTAGCTCGTCAAGGATGAGTTGTTCGATCGTTGCGGGCATCTTAGTAACCCCTACCTTGGTAGAGTTGTGCCATTTCAAATGAATTGCCGGTTGTTCCCGTGGCGTTTTGATACCAAATCGCGGTGTAGTAGTTTCCAAGCAGGGCCACCGACGGTGTGATAGGGCCGCCGCCAACAACAACGCCATCGATACCAAACGTAAGGGTTCCGGCGGTTTTGTTGTAAATCAAATCAAAAGTGTGGAAGTAACTATAATCAAAAGCCACACCGGTATCGATGACCTGGAGGTCGCTACCTCCGCTGGTCAGATGGATTTTGAAGTTTGTGTCGGTACCGTAGATAAATCGAAAACCATAGAAAGGGGCGTTACTGTTTTGCTGGTAAGTGGCGGAGTTTACGTTGCCACCCATCGCATAGACACGAGACAGCAAACCGATATAAGTCAGGGTATTATATGAGGTAAACCTGAGCGTTGTACTGGCCGATGCCGTCGGCATCGGGGAAGCTGACCCAACGAAAGCAAGTTTGGTGTACAGGCCCACCGAAACCGTAGGGGAGGTGGTCATTGCGGGTCCGAAATAACTGACCCCGTAGGTTGTATCAACCCCTTGCGTTCCAGCAGTGGCTGGCTGGATGGTAAGCCCCTGCTGATCGTAGTAGGCAGTGGATGAGTTATTAGCGATCAGCCTCCGCCAGATCGGGTCGCGGGGAATCGTAGGTATGGCCGCCGATGAGCCAGATGCTCCCGTTGCCCCTTGTGGAATGCTTAGGTTGAGCGTCTGGGCGGGTGCTGTACCCGTGATCGTGGCCAGAGCATTTGACCCAGCCGCAAGCGTGGTTACTGTGCCGATTGCAAGCGTGTTGGCGGGGCCAGTTGCACCCGTAGTTCCTGTTGCGCCGGTCGCACCAGTTGTTCCCGTGGCCCCTGTAGCTCCGGTCGGGCCGGGCGTAGTGCTTGCAGCCCCCGTTGGTCCTGTTGGTCCGGTTAAGCCAATCGTACCTTGTGGGCCGGTGGCACCTGTAGGTCCCTGGGGACCAGTCGCACCTAGTAGGCCTTGTGGTCCGGTTGCACCCGTTGCACCCGCCACACCAGTTTGGCCAGTCAAGCCCTGCGCCCCCGTTGCGCCAGTTGCTCCGTTAGCGCCCGGTGCCCCTGGTAGGCCTTGGGGTCCAGTTGCGCCTGTTGCTCCCGTTGCTCCCGGCAATCCAATGGGACCTTGTGATCCAGTCGCACCCGCTACACCCTGGGGTCCAGTTGGGCCTGTTTGGCCTGTTGCACCTATTGGACCAGTACCGCTATCCCCACCATTACCTGCGGGTCCAGTTGCTCCAGTCGGTCCTGGCACGGTACTCGCCACCCCAGTTAATCCTTGGATACCTTGTGGTCCAGTTGCACCGGTTGCACCAGGCACGCCCTGAGGTCCGGTAGCTCCAGCCACACCAGGGATACCTTGGGGGCCAGTTGCGCCAGTTGGACCGGTGGTGGCCGTCGGTTTGTCGAGCAGGTCATTGTAATTGCCGCTGGTTGCGATAGTTGCCAGTGCGGAAGCGTTAACCTTGGCGCTCAATACCTGCTCAAGGTCAGCTTGATCGGAGAGTAGCCCAGTGATCCCACCCCACAAGACATTGAGCCCGGCGGAAGAACCATTGCCGACACAAAGGACACCCCAGTAAGTCGGGTTACTGTCAGGCTCAAGGTTCAAGGTGCCGTTTTTGACGCACACATAAGATGAGTTGTTGAAGGATACGCAATCGTAGGCGTTGTACCCGATGAGAGTAGAGTATGCCCCGCGCCAGTTCAAACCTTGAGGGGAGCCTGAGCCAGGGGCACCGTTGAGCCCGGCACTTCCCTGCGGTCCAACCGCACCCTCAGCAGCCAGCAGAGTCCAATTGGACGGGTTGTTGTTGGGGGGCACATCGGTGTTGGCCACAGCAGCTACATAGGAGGAGCCAAGCCATGCAACAGCATCACCCGCATCATAGATGTTGGTTTCGCTCCATAGGCCGGTCCAGTTCAAAGTTGGCATGGGTTACCCTACCTAGCGGTTAAAAATCTCAATCGCTAGGTAGGGTAATCAAGGCTTATTCGAAGAAGATCATCCCTACCACCGCAGCCGTTGTTGTGCCACCCTCTACGCTTGTTGCCGCGAAACCAATCCCGGTGCTGAAGTTCATCAGGGCCAGGTTCGGCGATATGGTTACGTTCGCCGAGGGTGGGAGCGTGACGCAAAATACGACCGGGGTTGTTCCCAACGTTGGTGCCGTGGCCGAATTGAAGAATTCGACATTGGCAATCGATGCCGAGCCATTCGTCAGTGTGAAACCGTAAAGGTTACCCGAAGAAGCCTTGAGGCATATCCCAGCGCCATTGCTGTTAATGAAGCGAGACGATAACGCGGCACCAGCAGCGGCAGAGGGCAACGCAACATTGTTGACCGCCTGGACAGCGGTGCCTGTCGGTGCCGTACCAAGGGCCGAGATAGCCGCTGAGATAGCTGTGGTGCCGTCGGTTAGCTTAACCGGCTGAGTTACGCCCGAACCGTCCACCCGGAGGCCGCCCGAGGTGTTGAGGCTCAGGAGTCCATACTTTCCGGTGGTGTAGGTAGGTGCCGCCGTAGCCACCATGCCCTGGGCGGCGGGAAGCAGGACGCCCGTTGTGTCGCACACCAGGGGCATAGTCCAGTAGTTCGTGCTCGTGCCGGTGGTAGTGTAGGCACCCATTGCCACAGTGCCCGTAACTGAGGCACCTGCAAGTTGACCTGGCGTGTACTGCGTTCCGCCGCTACTACTGCCGCTGATCACGGTCACCGGTAGAGGGTTTGTTGAGCTTACCCCAACCAAGTTTCCACTGCTGTTGAAGCCTGTGTATCCGGCGGACGTTGGGACAGTAGACCCGGTGGCTGCTGCTGCTGCATTGCTTGCTGCTCCATTGGTTACATTGACGTTCAGAGCACCACTTGTATTGGTCAAAGCGGTGCCGGTCGATTGCAAGTTCACCGATGGCGCATACGACCCGCCAGCAATACTAACCTTCAGGCTACCAAGCCCATCCGTTTGGAGCGCTGTGAGGTCACCTGTCGAGATACTTGGCGGAGTCGAATTGTACACACCGCCCACTTGCAGCACGTGCGCGGGGGCTGCGGTGTTCTGCGCGGCATCCATGGCAGCACCCGTGGACCCGGTGATTTCCACTTGCCCCGTGCTCAAGGTGAGGGTCCCCGCTACATTGAGGGCCCCGGTCGAGGAGGTGCTCAACGCCCTAACATCGGTTCCATCCCAACCCAGGGCTACAGTTCCTGTCGGGGTTGGAACTGCCGTTGCCGCTGCATACTGCATTCCAGCGCCGCTTTGCACAGCCACGGGGAGTGGCTGTGCAGAACTGACACCAACCAACATACCGTTCATGCCAAATCCGGTGTAGCTTGCGTCGCCAGGGACGGCGGTTTGTACGGGCCCCATGGCCGTGCTGGCGTTGGCAACGTTAACGTTAAGGTTGCCATTTGTGTCGGTCGTCAGAGCCTTGACTGTATTATTGGCGTAGAGCCCCAAGGCAACCGTCCCCTCCACGCTGCCGGGATTCCCAATGGTGCTGTTTGAGATGTACTGCGTCCCCCCTTCGGGGTTCGTGACAGTAACAGCCCAAGGGCCACCGGACTGATTTATAGGCACGGAGTTAGCAATGTTCACCTGGAGATTGCCACTCGCATCGGTCTGGAGTGCGGTGAGGTTACCTGCGGTGATAGACGGGGCAATGCGGTTGTACACGCCCCCCACCTGCAGCATGTTTTGGGGTGGTGTGGTGTTCTGGCCGCCATCAAGGACCGCACCGGTTGAGCCCGTGATACTGGTTGTTCCTCCACCAGTTCCTGTGCCTCCTGAGATCACGTTAACGTTGAGGTTGCCCGATGCATCCGTAGCCAACGCCTTGAGAACACCACCATTCATCCCCATCGCCAGCGTTCCTGTAGCCGCAATCTTCAGCGCAACGATACAGGATTGGTACTTCATGAGGTTCACAAAGTTTTGGGTGATGGAAGTGCTTCCAGGAGTCGCCTGCACCGAATCAACGGTGGTGATGTAAGCTGCGTTCATCGTCGCGGTTGAGAAGCTCAAGCGTTGTGATCCACTGTTGGAGTTAAATCCAAACCCCTTCAGCAAGCCATTCGGGCCGTCCGAAAACCCCAACAGAAAGGTTCCATTCTGCCCGGTGTAAGTGGCAGCGGCATGGGTGCTCGCATACTTAATGATGCCCGTGCTCGTGCTGTACGCGGTGATTTCCGATCCTGTTCCATTCAAAAATGCCGCGTTACCAGTCAGCCCCGCGAACTCGAATAAAGTGTGGACTGGGAGAGATGCAGCCGATGGGTACGGGGAAGAAAGGCAGATATACCCATTGCTCCCATCAAAGTAAACCTCATTGATGTTAACCACCGCATCCGGGATAACCCCCTGGCCCCACAGAATTGCAAACACCATATCCTCAGCGGCGGAGGTTGTGATCGTTGGCGTGGTTACCGATTGGATTCCGCTGGTGGATGTGCCAGAGTTGGAGGATGTTGCGTCCAGTGGCGATACAGTTATTAGCCCTGAATACTCGTGCGCAACGATGTCGACCGAGGATGTGCCCGTGTTGATCGTGAACCCCAACTGCCCTTCAGCATCAACAGCATAGATAGGTGCGGTGAAAACCATGATGGGAGCTACGCCGGATGAGGGTACCACCTGGGTGTATGTGTTGCCCGCTGAATCGGTTACATAGGTTGGGCCAATCGGTAGTGATTCGCCCACGACGGCAAGTACGATCGTGTTCCCAATCTTGGATGGTTTCGGCAGAATGTAGGCCGCCGCAATCATATCATTGACCACTGATAGGTAGGAGCCTGAACCCCCTTGATAGTAAGTGCCAAGTGGCTTTTGCCCAACCACGTACTGTGTGCTCGGCGTTGTATCAACAGGAGTACCCGAGGCATCCACCTGCATCGATCGCGTGAAGCTGACCTCATCGCCTAGTGCCGTGGTGAGGGCGTAGCTTACTGCGATGGTTCCGGTAAAAGCCTGAACCGTATAGATCCGAATATAGGGAAAACCAGCCAGGTTATACCGGGCAGCGCAAGTAGCAAGGCTGGTGGTGGTGTACTGGGTCATTTGATCCGGCGTGCTGGATAGCAGGGTGCCGGTTAGCGCGGTCCAATTTTGGCCGTCCGTCGATCCTTGTAGCTCAAAAATGCCGCCGTAAGCAACACCCGTTGGCACAAAGTTCAGCACCAGGGTGCTCCACAAAAAGTTATCGTTGATGATGGACAACATCCCACCAGCCGTGGTGGGAATACTACCTACCCCGGTTGTGCCGGTTTGCTGGTCGTACACCGCGCCAACGGTGACCTCTAGGTTCTGATCGGAGGCGATACAAATAGGAATGGAGTTGGCCATCAGCTTTTGGCCCATCGTGAGGCTTTGGCCACTAACCTCGGTGATGTTGGCGGTTGCCGCTCCGGTGCTGTCGATGCCCAGCGTATTCGTACCGTTCCATAGTTTGACCGCTGAATCGTTGGCGACGGTCACCCGAGGAACACCTGCGCCTGATCCACCCGTGCCAGTCAAAGGAGCCGAGCCACCAATCATTTTGAGATTGGAATCAAGAGCACCAGAAGTAGAGGTCAGCGCATTGCCTGAGCCATCCTGATTTACTACAGTCGCGTGGAGCACCGCAGCAGTAGGCTGTGATACCGTCACCGGATTGGTGATGCCCGTAACAGCGGCAACCGTCCCAATGTTCCAAGTCCCGGACTCCGTGACAGCCACAGTCCCACCAACCGAGGACACAGCGACCGTGCCGTTGACCGGCTGAGTCGTGGTGCCCGTTGGATCGGTCTTGACCGGGTGGGCGGGTGTGCCGAGTACATTGGTGCCGTCGGTGACTTCAACCGGCCAGGCCGTTGCATTGCTACCAGGGGTCCCCTGGTTGATCGTTTCAAACACGCTCATGTCGTTGCTCCTGCCTATATACCCAAAAGTCCGTTTGTTAAATTAGGTCCCAACCGTTGACGCCATTGCTGATAAACGTCGCCGACGAGAACTGATACTGGATGGTCAGGCTTGCTCCACTTCGAATGGTGTCGCCACCTGAGCCAACGATGGTGATGGTGTTGGTATCCGACGAGACCTTGCAAACCGTGATCTCACCATCAACGCTGGCAGAGGCCATCGGGAATGTGCACGTGAGGTTGCCACCGGCAGTGGATACCAGATCGCAATCCCCAGCGGCAGCCGACCAACTGGCTGAGATGTTCCGCACGGTTACTCCGGTGGTCCCAGCGGCAACAGCAACTGTGCTGATCGGCGTCCAGACTGGCGAGCCTGTGGTCCCGGTGCTATTCACCAGCACATAGCCAGGTGGCACATTGTTGATGCCATCCGCGCCCTGCAACACATTGACTGTGGAGTCGATGCTGGATACCGTGTTGCCTGGGGTGCCGGTCATAAGCAGGCCGGTACTGGCATCCACCGCGCCGCTGTTTGTGGTTTTCAACGTGAAGGACACGGCTGCCAGGTTGCTCAGCGGTTGCGGGTTGTTGCCAAAGTTGTTCAGGGCTTGGAACTTCAAATAGATCGTTTTCCCCTGCCAAAGTGGATCGTATGTGTACTTATAGATGGAGCTGTCCAGCCGCATGAACAAGGAGCCCGCAGGATGAGAGCTAATCGTTGTGCCAAGCTGCCCACGGCGAATGTAGCCGCCCATTGTGTAGGTGTTCTGGCCTGTGACCGCCGCAGCAGAGTACGAGATCACCTCGCCGTTGACGTAACAAATCATGGAGTCGCTATCAGCCGCTGCTTGGGTGCCTGATGCTAACGCTCCACTGTTCTCAACAAGCTGAACCACCAGGGAGTTGGCCGTGTCGGGGTCACTACCCGCCGGGAATGCAGCAGCGAGTTCACCCAGCACAGATGGTGATGTTAGCTGAGTGATCTGCACGTAGTTGGTGCCATCCTGCGACACCCATACATTAGTCGAACCATAGTTCTCGCCCGTGCCGCAAGCACCAATCCACAGTTGGTTACCAGCATAACCGGTGAGCCTACCAGTGGCCTCGAAGAGTACGACCTCCGATGTGCCAGGCGAAGCGTACGCGTTGGATACAACCTCTCCAGCCGACTGCCCTTTGTTGAATAGCGTGGGGCATCCAGCGCCAAAGGGATAATCCTCACATTCAAGCTTCAGCCCTTCGGTCGGATCATCGACGATCTTGGTGATTCTGACCGGAAGGTTGGTCACGCCGAGGTTGGTGTTGCTGATGCCCTGAGCCCATACGCTCGAAGTGGTGAGCGTAACGATGTCCATCGGCTCCAGATACGAATATATGAAGGGCAACGAGAACGTATACGTGTTCCGAATGTACGTCCCATGCTTCAGCCGCATGTTCGCTGCAAAGGTGGCCGCCAGCAAAGTGTGGATGAAGTCCCAGTCTTGGGGATCTTCAATCCTCGATCCATATCTATTGATCAGGCTCTGGTCCGACTCCTCGGTGATCTCTTTTGCGTATTGATTGCCACGATTATCCCACTGCACCTGCACTGAGTTGTAGCAGTCCTGCCACGCGGTGCGCTTGATCGTTACCGGATCAACTCCATCTTTTGCGATGAAACAGGTATCATCTAGGGCGGCCACATAGATCGATGGGGCGGTCCACGTGCAACCATTTGCAGCCGTGGTGGTGTCGCCATAGGGCACAAGTTTCAGCAGGCCCTCCGAAGCAAAGGACGCGCACATACCAGCTTCCAACCATTTACTCATGGTCGAGTCGGCTGTGTCTTGGGAATCGAGATTGGGGGAAATGAAGAAATTATTGGCTGCAAACCAATTCCACGCGGTGGAGCCAACACTCTGCACGGATGGTGTACCAGGAGCACCCCATGTTCCACCGGGGCCATTATCCAAAAACGCTGTGGGAAACGGGATCGCTCCAACGCCGAGGCCATTGACTTTATCTGTAAGCACGCGGGTCATGCATGTAACTGGATTGCAATCCATGATTGGGGTGCCATTTGCATAAACGCCACCATAGATGTCGGGGGTGATGACCTCAAAGCTGTTTTCCTCGGGCTCACCCGCTGCGCCAAAATCCATTGGTTCGTACAGCACGGTGGCGATGCCGCTATATCCGATCGCCGCGCCGGGATACGAACCTGACAAGAAGCTGTAAGGAGCTTGTCCGATGTTTCCGTCAGCCAGCGTAAAGTCCAACATCGTGGATTCGTCTTGGCCCACAGCATTGGGGTTCTTGATTTGAAAGGTGATGATTACCTCAGCACCAATGTCAGGTGTTGAGAATTTGTAAGTGGCGGGTGCCGAGCCGGTCTGTGCGTAGGTCCCAGCAACGGTTGGTGTACCATTCACCTTGCTCAAAGCCGTGCCAGAGTTGGCTCCCGTGCCGCTGTAAACCACTCCAAGATCGGCATTGAAGGCATAGTTAGCACCAACCTGGATAGCCTTAGCCGCAGGGACGATGTCAGTTTCCTGGTTGTTGATGGTGGTGAGAAGAAAGCTGTACGCCATCTGCACGGTCTTGCCCACATCCGCGCTGGAATAGTAGTAGAGTCCCGTGGTGGGGTTCACGCTGTAGGTTCCAGCGCTCAGCGTTGTGCCATAAGCCACCTTGGTAAAAGGGGTCGAGGTGGTGTTGGTCACCGTCGTGGATGATGGGGAGGAGTAATCGTTGTACGATGCCGAGTAGGTGCTGGTGGGCGTGACCCCATAATCGTTGGTCATGGCCGCAGCGTTGGTTGGGGTATAGGTGTACGACGGCCCAGCGATGGTATAGCTCTCGTATGCCTTCGGTGAGCCCAGCCATGATTGACCAGTCCACACATCCCCGATGCCGGAGACAGGACCAGCAGAGAGTCCAGCAATTACGTTGGCCGAGTAGACGTAATCGCCGCTGCCCTTGCCACCGCCCTTACCTCCTCCTCCACCCTTCTTGCTGCTATCTTGGGTGGCCTTAAATCCGTCGATCCAAAATATCTTTTGATTTGTTTTGACGCAGCCCATCGCCCACGTGATCGGCTTACCCAGATCAGAGGAGTTGACTTTGACTCCGAAGAGTTTTTCAGGTTTGCTGCTGTCGCTGCCGAGTAAGCTACCCATTATGCTGCCCCGCTATCCGTGCCACAATACTGGTCTTGTAATGTAAAAAAGAGCTTCTCTGACTTTTGGAATCTGAGATGCGACTTGGCCGATCCGGCTTTAACACAATCACCATAGGCGTGGATGTAGTAAGTGGGCCAGGACTTGATGATCCCCCCATGGCAATAGGATTTGGAGCCAGTGAGCCGCCATACAACAAGGTCACCGGGCTGAACTTCAGCTTCGGGAATCTCGCGGAAGTAACGGAGCACGAGATCCACATATTCTGTCGATGCCCGATGCTGGCCGATGTAGAGCGGGTAGTCGGTGGGGAGATCAATCACAGGGATGAGTCCACAGTTGTGGTAGGTGGCCCAAAGTAGCTGGCCACAGTCGGCACCACAATGCTTAACCGCCGACCAGCCCCTATACGGGGTTCCGATCCAGGTCTCAGCCTCTACCACTACAGCTTCGCGTTGCTCTATATTCAACATGGTTATATCGCATTCTGGCTTGGCGGAACGAAGGGCATTCCACCAAATCTGGTTGTGTTGCTATACTTCTGCCCGCAGGTGGCGATGGACTTGTCACACCCGGCGATCACCGAGAACGTATCCCCTACTGAGGGGTTAAAAATCCAGGGGTACATCCCTTGCAGTTGCCCATTGGCGTGGAGCTTAACGCATTGAGAGAGGCCGATATTCGCACCGGATAAACACTTGACCACTCCTTGCGTAAAGTAACCAGCAGCTTGGGTAAATGCTGTTTTTGGAACCAAGCTCCAGCTTGTCGTGCCGGTTGCAGCGGTGAAGTTTGTTGTGTAAGCGGAGATCGTTTTACCACAATTGCTGTCGGCAAACCCGAATGGGCAGTTGGACTGGATGATGCGGGTTGGTACCTTCACATTGAGCAAGTAGCAATAGTCAGCGGCCTCGAATACGACCTTGGTGCGCTCGATCGCTGTGGGGTTGGAGATCTGGCCCCAGAATTTGGTCTCTACTCCTTGCACCTGGTTCCATTGGCCAAGGGGCAAGTAGGCGGTTTGAACCATGACCTCGCAGGCATCGAACAGGCCATTGAGTGCAGCGTTCAGGATGCCCGTTGGCGCACCAGGATAGGTGGTACCCAATTGAGGCACGCAGGTCAGATCCATTGTGTTGGAGTGCAGGTCAAAGCTGGCCTCGGATGTGATGGCTCCCCGAGTCCATTGCCCCCACAAGGATGAGTAGTAAGTGGTGGTGGGGTTAGCCCAGCCGGGGGTACCAGCTTGGATCGTGATGTCAAATTGACCATCTGTGGCCAGGAGGAATTCTCCGTTGGGCAGGTAGATTGTGAAGATGTCAGCGCGGATACAGTTGGGGTTCTGCGCAAGGAAGGTGATTAAAGATGTGGGCATCAACCGTTTCACTTAAACGCCTCCTGGTGTGGCGATGTTGCCATACGACTGGACCCCACCGACAAACTCGCTGGAGAACTTTACGCCCTGGATCATCCAGTGATCGACACCGGAGTTGATGGTGAAGTTCCTGGTCGCGTCGATGGTGTCTTCTGCAAACCGGCAGAGGTAGTAGAAGCTGCCAGTCCAGGTAAGCTTGGCACCAGGCGCTGGAGCTGAGTTAAAGGTGATGATCCCGGTGCCATTGATCGATGCTGGGGCGGTTAGGTTTCCGCTCACATATATGGATGGAGTTCCATTGGTGTTTTGGATAATGTCGGGGTAACCATAGATATTCCGACTCAACTGGAATGACTTGCTGGTACCATCGCCCGTGCCGAACTGAGCACCAGTTACGGTGTTGTCTTGAGGATCGGTAAAAAGGAACAGGCCTGCACCACCAGCGGTGGCCATATAAGTGCCGAGCATCTGAGCTACAACTGATGCAGCGGTGTGCTCATGGCCTGTGATGTTGTCGAGGGAGAATTCGAAGTCCCAGGTCGGATATGGCTTGAGGGCGATACCGGCGTTAACACCCGCTGGTCCCTTTTGGCGAACGGTATTGAAGTTCGGCGTCTTTTTGAGGCCTGCTGCCATACTGAGCGGCATGGTTGGCATGATGGGATAGCTCATTTGTTCATCCTTCGCATTGTGGCGGCCACATGCCGTTGGAATACACTGTTGTGTTTTGTAAGCACTCGATCCACGCCTTCGGCATCCACGGCATGAATCTGTGGGGAGAAGTTCCAGGTATGTTGGCCTGATGCACCGTTGTTACCACCCCGTTCAGAGGCCTCAACCCTATCTGTCAAACTCTTTGTGATTACCGTTTCTCCGCCATGGCCAACGATAGGAACCGGACCCTCGCCAGGAATCTTTCCACCAACCTCGAAGGACATCGCCGTCGCAAAGGCTGCTGTCGCTGCTGCTGGAGCACCCATATCGGTGGGCCAGGGGGCGAGTGCAAAGCTTGCCATCATGTTCGCGCCAGCCAGGCCAGCGGCTGCTACTTGCTGCGTTTTATCTGCTGCAACTGCGGTAGCGGTAGCGGATGTGGAATCGGCTGTATCAGCAGCCTTTTTCTGGGCCAGAATGCCCAGATGCCGGGCCAGCTTCATGGCGTCGGTGATGATGGTCTTTTCGAGTTCCTGGGTCAGCATCGAGATCATGGCCTCAAGCATCTGGGCGGCTTCTTGCCGCACGGCTTTACCGAGGCTCTTGTTTTCCACGATGCATTTTGCCATCGAATTCCCAAATGTATTTGTGAATTGCGTGACCGAAGATTGCAGCGTTGTACGTATCTGCGTGCTCAAGTCCTTGGTTTCCACCTTCATCTTCGCGAAGTAAGTCGACCAGGAAGAATTGAGCTTGGACATGTCGGTCTGGAGGCTTTTAAGTTCGGTGCCGTATTGGGTGGTAAGGGCATTGAGCTGCCCTTGTAACTGAATCTTCTTGGCCAGGGCAGCATTCTCGGCTGACACATTACCCGCACCGCTGGCTACATTGGCCGATTGCTGCTGTGCTGCGATCTCCTCTTGCAAAGCGCGAATCTTGGCGGTACGCTCGCGTTCGGTGAGAGCAATCTTCTCCTCGATGAATCGGCGCTCAGACTCAAGGCCAAGGGCATGTGCGGTGTTGTTGGCTGCCTCATCTGCCTTGATAGCTTCGAGCGTTTTTGACTGCTCAAGTTTTGCTGTTGCTTCCGCCAGGCTCGCAGTTGATTTGCTCAACTCAACGGCCATTGCACGCTTCCGCTCTTGCGTGGCCATCCACTCCTGCAAGGTTGTTTGGTTCAACTCATCGAGAGCAGAAACCTCACTACGGTTGAGAGAGGCTATCTCTGCGTTGTAAGCAATAGTTAGCTGTTTTTGCTTATCCTTATCCCCCGCGTTGGCGGCATACTCATGATCGTAAAGATCAGATGCGATATGCTTCAGTCGCTCGGCGTTGTCCAGGGCGTTGGCGTAGACAGCATTGTTGTAAGCTTGCTCAGCATCGTACTTCTTATCCGGGTCGTTCGTCCCTTCATCTTTAATCTCGGCCAGTTTGGCCACGGCATCAAGATGTGTTTTGGTGGCCTCCGACGCCTTAGTTGCTCCTGAAGCGATGGCCTTATATTGCGCGGCTTCCTGCTTCAACGGTTCAAGATTTGCATGACCTTGCTCCAGGCCCGCGATGACTTTCTTTTTGCCGCCTGCTTCGATTGCAAGGTTGAGGTCTTTGATCTCGTTGGCGGTAGATGCAGCCATTGTGCCAAGCCGGACTAGCTCCTCGTTATTGCCATAAAAAGCGTGCTGGGAATTTGATAGCGCTACCTGCTGCTGGCGGAGGGCAGTAATGAGTCCATTCTGGGCGGCTTGCTGGCTTGCCGAGTTCATAGGCGCTTCAGCCAAGTTTTGACGGGCCTTTTGAACGTCCACCATCTTCGCTTCCAGCGCGTCGAGCACCTGCTTCTGCATGGCAGCAAAACCAGCCGCAATAGGTACACCCATGCTCAAGGCATCAACAGCGCCGCGCTTAAAGGCAGCCCACCATCCCGAGGATGCGGCGATGGACTCATGCATCTTTTGCATATCCGCAGCGAAGGTGGCAGCGAGGCGATCGATCTCCTCCGAGGTTTCGAGGATGGCCTCCTTCATATAGTTATGGCCTGGTTTGTGCTCCAGCTTTGCGATCTGATCGTCGAGCTTGAGGTTGGTGAGTTCCAGAGCCTTACCCTGGTCGGCCTCTTTCATCGCCGCATTTTCTGATTCTTCGGCGGCCTTGCGGATGGCTTCGGCAGCCTTTTCATGTTTCTCGATTAGCTCGCCAACGATCTTGATCGCTACGGCTACGCCAGCAATTGGCAGCATCAGGGCGAATGCCTGGCCCACACCAGGGATGGTTGCGATCAGGGAGTTGAGATGTCGCGGCAGGCGAACACCGAGTGAATCCTCGACCAGCATGAGGCCACCAGTAGCCTCGTGCATGGACGCATTGATGCCCCGGCCAGCTTCACCCGACTTATCTTTTAGCTTGTCAAGCTCAGACTGAACCTTGCCCATGTCCTCAGAAAATTGGGCGGTTTCAGCCTGCAGCCGAACCACAAGGGAGCCTATTTCGCTCGTATAGCTACCCGCCTTTCTTGGGCTGCCCGACGTGCGGCTGTCCATGGTTTGCCCCTGGTAGCGTCAGCCCCAGCGGCCTGAAACTTAGTAAGATTCTCGCGAGGATGCACTGCAAGGTATGCCTTCAACGAGGTGCTTGTTTTTGCTTTTTGCTCGGGGGTGATTACCTGCTTTGCCCTTTGCCTCTTGATTCGTGCTTTATCCTCTGGCGTCCAGCGGGGCCGCCCCTTTTGCGTAGCAGAACTCTTGGCTTTAGCCTCATTGGACATGTGCGCACCAACCAAACGTCTACATACAGCTTCGAGCCGCCTAGCCTCAAAGTGGGGGTCCGAGTGCAAGTTGTACATCGTTTTACTGCGGGCCTCCTTACAGGCCTGAGTCATAGGCAGGCGGTTCTCAACCATCTTCCGTCTGGTCTCCAATGTGTGCTTGTGCCCCATAATGCCGTCCCCACCAGCGGTGAGGTTGTATCCAAACCTTTGGTCATTGGTTTTCATGCCTGCGATGAAGTCGCATTCTGCCTGCTTCATCTCTTCGGCTGAGTCACCCCTCCATACTGTGAGGACATCAAACGCGTCGGCACCGTACTTACGTATTGCACGGTGGAAGTAAAACTGAGAGCCAGCCTTTGCGTTGCTGCAATGGCGCTTGAACCTCACTGGAGCCGTATCTTTAGTCCAGCCCACATAGGCTTTGCCATTCGATTTGTTCAGAGCGAAATAGACTTCCATTGATTCGTGCCCTCTAGTGATGCATTCGGTAGGTCACTTGTTGCTCTCTTCTTCCGTGGGTTTTAGGTGAGGCCACACGCTATCAAATAAGGCTTCCGCGTTGGCGTACTTACTCGCGGTTAGGTCAGCGATGACCTTCAGGCGAACGTCCAAATACTTAGCCCTGGTGGTGGTCATTGGAAGTTGGCCAATGACCTTCTTGATGTGCTTCTTGCCCTCGCGGACCTTCTCCAGCTTGGCCGATTCTTTTTCATCCCGAATGAAATCGAAGGCGCTGAAAGTGGGGGAATCCTCGCTGCCCCGGACCGAGTTGTATACAGCCGATGCGGTCAGGGCGTTGGCATATCGGTCGTACTTGATAGCTACATTCCGCCGCTTGCATAATGCCTGGAACATACCAGGAGTCAAATCCCAAAACTCATCGAGGGTGAGGTGTAAGTCGTACCTTGCCATCGCAAAATACTCAAGCCATGTCTCCGGGGGCTGCTCTATGCGGTCGCGGGGACCGCTGGTACGTTTGGGTCGGCTGTTGCACCCGTAGCCTTCTGCTCCTCCAGAAGCTTCTGATAGGCTTCTTTTGCGCCGGGGAAACACAGTTCGAAGAGCTTATCGGAGAGGATGCGCTGAGCCTCGGGGTTGAGAATGTCGAGTACGCGGTCAACCTCAACCTCGGGGTTGAAACGCTGCAATGCACCCCAGATGATCTTTGCGAAATGCTTGCCCGAGGAGATGTCTTTCCAGGCTTCAATCTTCTTCAGGTCAAGACCGGTGGCATCCTCAATGCGAGCGAGAGCGCGGTAATCAAGGCATAGCTTCCAATCCTCTGGAGGGGTGCCATCTTCCTTGTCGATTGTGATCCTAAAGTGTGGCGTGATCGCCAATTTTAGTACTGTGTCATCGGTCATTTATGCACCCTATATAAGTTAGGGTGGGGGCCGGAACCCCCACCGTGTTGAGGTTACTTACACGTACACCTTGGGGCCGGAAATCTTGATCTTCAAATCGAAGGTCGCGTTCTTCTCCAGCGGCCAACTCGGCGTGAACGACTCGATGATTCCGCTGAACGAGCAGGTGTTTGCCGTGCCATACAGGGCCTTCATGGGTACGAGAGCGCCGGATAGACGGAGGGCTTCAAGCGCTACCTGAGTCGTATCCCCAGGCAAAAACCAGCCCTTAACATCGGCTGTACCTGGGTCCTGGGTCGAACTGTTGAATGTATCAACGCCGCTGACGGTGGCCATGGTCGTTGTCTTTTCCGTCGCCACTTTGTCGCCAGAGATAGCGATGGAGGTTACGCCAGCGAGAGTGGTGAAGGTGGTAGGGCTTGCAGTGGTGGCAAATTCAAAAGAATCGCCGATACCGGTGATGGGCTGCTGGGACATAGTTAGGCTCCTGCCTTACTTCTTGATTTTGACTTGGGTTTGGCGACAACCTCGGGGGCTATCGCCGCGTAGAACGCAGCGGGTAAATCTTCCTTCGGCACCGAGGGGAATTGGCGATGGATGCCTAGCTGCCCAGGGTGGCAAACGCTGCTATCGTGGGCCCGTGCTACCAGTAGTTGTGCTCCATCGATGCTGTCCAACTCGTTGTTGTTCAACGCTTCGAGCTGGAAGGAATAATCCTCAATCCCTGAGGTCGGGTAGTTGTGCTGCTCCCACCAGGCCTTGGTGTAGCATTGGCTTGATCCGCAGGCATAGGGTGGGTGGGGACGATTGGGCTCATAGTGGTATCTGTAGGTGCCGCTGTTGCCGCAGTCGAAGTACAGAATCGAGTGAAATCCGGTTACTGCTTTACCCGTTGAGGTAAGTCGAGCCACCTGGATGGTGATGCGATCCGGAGAAGAATAATCATCCTCATCCAGGTTTACGATGATGTCGCCGGTAGAGTAAGAGGTCCCCAGGTTGCGAAGAGCACCCACCGGCATACGATCGCAATGGTGGTACTGCACGCGGGGATCATCTGGGAGCAGACTGGGGTCCAGGGGAGTCTCGTTGTTATCCAGGATCACCAGTTCAAGTTCGCCTTCGTAAGTGGAGGCAAGGAATGCATCAGCAGCAACGCGGAAGTATTCCTCGCCGTAGCCGACCGGGAGAATCCCACTAACTTTGGGTAGATCAGATGCCATTCTTTACCTCGTCCTCGTCGATCAAACTGATGTAATCAACAACATGGGCCTTCACATACCGGAGGGATTCATTCCGGGTCATGCGCCCCGCTTTGTATGCGGGGAGGACGTAGGTGCGGATAAGGCTCCCCAATCCTTCGCCATCGAAATTGAAAGTCACGAACATCAGTTAACCCTTCTTGTTTTGTAGATCGAGCAAAAGTGCGATGGCCTCAGTTTCAAAAACTGCCAAACACTCATCTTTACTGGACTCCCATGCCCGTTGAAGCCAATGTGTTGGAGCTTGGTGCACGCTACCAAATTCACTGATCGATCCCCAAAAGTAATTCTTCTGCGGCCCGATCTCCATGATGAGAGTTGACTCACCATCGCCAGTCGCCCATCGGTCTTTTTGCATCATCAGAGCAGCTTCGAGCACACCAGCAGCAACAGGTACCGTGCTGTGAGCTGCATCCAATACCACCTGCGCAGCGGGAATCGCAACACGCTCAAGGTAGCGTTTAGCTGCACGGGTAGTCTCCTGAGTTAAGAGCTTGGAGAGTTCCGCTAGGCCATCGATGTGGATAGCTTCAGCCACGTGCACCTCGTTAAGGCGCGAACAAACAGCTTTGAATATTGGAGGGACAGGAGAGTGCATCAGATCGATGCATCTATGGATCAGGGATGATCCTTGTGGTTAGCTGTCTTCATCGTCCGAGTATTCGTGGTGCCGTTTGTTCGCGTTGCTATCTAATGGGTAGTTATCTCAAATCAATCGAAGTAGAATACACGGAATTGCAAATAGGCCCCGTAGACAAAAGATTTGGAGCCTTCCTCGTAACGGTCATCCCAGTCTTTATCCACGATGACTCCATCCACCACAGTCCCATCGGGCAGGGTACCCTTATAGCTGCCGAGGTACGTCCGTACCGCCTTGGCGATGGTGCGAGAGCCATAGTAGCTGGTCGAGTAGCACACAATTTGAAACACGGCTTCGCGCTTTTGGGTGGGACCGGACATGGCATAGGTGTCGGCAGTCGATACGCGGCTGAAAACGAGGAATGGGAGGACTGAACCCTGGGGGGCGAGTACCCACCAGGCTTTGGTGGTGCCATTCACATCCGCGCCAACCGCTGCTTGGATCGTTGGGTTCAGGGTTACGAGTTGAAACAATCCTTGCTCGATCATTTGTTCACCGTATCGTTCCCAACCCAACTCCAGATATGTAGTTCTTGGCGGTTGCCGTCGGGATCAGAGAAGCTTTCGATGTTGTGGCGCTGGCCGCGTACAAGGATGTTCATCCCGGTGTCGACAGACCAGGTCTGGGGCCAACGGAGGATTATCTTGTAGCTGGAGATCGCATCTAGGGTTTGCGCCTTATCCTCTTGTTTGCCGCGCCACATGGACACGTTGGCCCATGTAGTCGCCACAGCCACCTCGGGCAAAGGCGTACCATCTGCACCGTTTCCCGCATTTGGCTGGGTGAACGTTACCTGCGTGTTGTAATCGGTCGACCCGTTGTAGCGGGTGCCCCAAGGTTGTCTCGGCAGCTTCATCGTGGAATCCTCATGCTGCGGAAGCTGTTCAGCATCCGGCGCAAGGTCATGCCAACCTCGCTCGTTGGCTCAACACTAATGATCTGGCGCACGTTATACATGTGATTTGCGAGGTAAAGGATCGCCATGGTGAGCCGTGCGGGTACCTGCGTCGGATCGTCGGCGCTGTAGCCTGCGTCGTAGGTTACCTGGATGCAGTCCTGCCTGCGATCGGTCAATGGCCATACCTGGCCGACGTTGAGCGTGATCTTGTCGGCGAACACGGTGTAGGTTGATGGATCAAGCGTTTGGAGCACGCCCTGGGGGTCGTTATAGCTCACGGTGACAGCATTTATCAGAGGTGAACCTGAGGGCACAACGACCGGACGACGCACCAACTCGATGCTGTCCAAGGTTGGAAAACCATACCAGAAGAGGTTGGTCATGTACGCATAGTTGAGCGCCATAAATTCCTGACGTGGGTCGGCTTGGCCGGGGAACCAGTCAAAGGTGAGCAGCACCTGCTCGTTGAGGCAAGCCGTGGCAGCCATACTTTCTACTTCGTCGGTGGCGGCGTCGATCATGGTGAGCAGCATCTGGTAGTCATCTGTGAGCACCGCTGGGGAGCTGCCGTATTGATACTTTTGTGGTAAATCGAATCTGCCAAAACTGGAAAGCTGTTCGGGCGTCACCACTGGGGTGGAACGTGGCGTGATTATCTGTTCGTACATAGCAAACGCTCCGGCTACTTCCGACGGTTGATTTCCAACTGGTGAGCAAACAGGCTGAGGTCTGGAGCTTCGGCGACGATCGCAGGAGGCTCTTCAATGGGCTCTTCAATGGGCTCTTCAATGGGCTCTTCAATGGGCTCTTCAATGGGCTCTTCAACGGGCTCTTCAGCCTTTGCCTCGATCTTCAGAGCATCGGGCGCGTTGCGGAAGATGGACAGATCAAAGTCATTCTTCACGGCGGCCTTGTCCTTGCTCACCGCAGTGGCAAAGCCATTTGCAACGGCCTCGTCTGCAGTCATCCAAGTCTCGGCGTTCATCATCTCCAGGACCTTATCGGTGGGCAGGCCGGTCTTAGCTGCGTACACATCAGCGATCGATGCGGTGACTGTATCGAGCGTGTCCGCCATTTTTCGAAAGTCGGAAGCGCTGCCCATTGTTCCAGCTTGTGCCGGGTGGATCATCATCACGCTACCGCTATGCATGGTGATTGTGTCCCCGGCCATGGCGACGATTGAGGCAGCGGAGGCAGCAAGGCCCACAACGTTGACGATGACCTTCTTGTTGGACTGGACCAGCACATTGCGGATTGCAACACCGCAAAAGGCATCGCCACCAGGTGAGTTGATGTTCAGCGTTACGGACTTGCAGTCCGATTCTTTGAGGGCGTTGGACACCATGGACTCAGTGATCCCGTCACCGTAGCCGGTATCACCGATGTAGTCATACATGTCCAGCGATAGCGTGCCGTTGGAGATGCTCGCGTTGAAGAATCTATTCTTGTTTTTGGGCATTGCTAATCTCCGTCCACAGCCAGTGCGATAAGTGCTACACGGGCTTCTTCATCCGTTAAATCTTTGCGTGAATCGACATATAAGGTTGCGGTGGTGAGGTCGATGTTGAGCACCTCCGCAACGAACTTGGCATCTACCTTACCTTTAGCTTCTTTGCGGGCGACGCGATCAGCCATAGAGTTCGCCAGGGCGTTCAGGCGGGCGTTAGGCTTGGCAGGCTTGGGTGGTGCAACCCTCTTGGTGGGAACAGGCTTCACAGGCTTGGCGGGCACAGGGTGCTTGAAGGGAGGCTCGGTATTACCATCACCATCACCGGCTGCATCTGCACCAGGCTGATTGGGATCAGACTCACCTGATTCCTCATTTGCATCATCAGGATCATCCGCATCAGGTACCTTTTGGCCGGGGATGAAAAACTCACCCGTAACTGGGTTGTAGATGGCACCATTGGCCGGGCCTGAAAGGAAGTCTCCGCCCTCGATGGCATCACGATCCTCCAGGAGGCGGGCCTCGTTGGGTGTCATCTGCCACGCGTTGATTAACGCCACATTGGTTTGCGCCCGCTCCTTGGGCGAACCACGCAGGATAATATCAGCACTGTGTTTCGCGTAAAGCGTACCCCACTGCTTTTTGGGGATCAGATCGCGAGTGATCGATTGCTCGATTGCAGTTGTAAAAGGCAGTAAGCAACACGCGAAATACTCATCCAAAAATGCTGAGCTACTGGCATAGGTGGAGTTTTGCTCCCCAAGGCCCATCTTCACCAGAAGCGGCGCTCCACCAAGGAAGCGAACGACCTCCTGCTCGGACCACTTACGAGACTCAAGCAATTGTGACTCGGCGGCGTTGAAGGTCATCTTCTCCCACTTGCCCCCACCTGGAATGATGGAAAACTTGCCTGCGTTTTGGGAGCCGCTGAAATCCCTGCGGAGCCGATCAACGATACCTTGTGCTTCCTTTTCGTCCGGGGCGTTTTCAATATCGGGGAAAGAAATGAAGCCCCCCATACCCAGGCCGTTGGCAAAGTTCCTTCCGGCAACCTCTTCGGCTGCCATGAGGAGGGACAATGCCTCTTTTGCCAACAAGATAGTGGAGGAACCCTCCAGGCCGAAGCCTTCGAGATTGGTTGATGCGACATGCCATATTTGATCTTGGGTAAACTCCTGCGTCCCACCTGGGCCCGCATTGGTGTACCGATACTTGAGGGTAGGCGGATTGGTACTTCTATCCCAAAAGGGGGTGGTATGCCACGCGTTCAAGGGAATCAATGCCTGTAGGTCGCCCGCCTGGTCCATGATCTTTTGGCAATAGCAATTGGATGCCATGATCAACTGGGAAGCGAGGAACCAACGCATCTGGTAGCTGGTCTGATATTGGTTGGGGCAATCTTTGAGTAAGGTATACAGGGGCTCATCAATCGCGGGCTGGGTACGCTGAACACCCTTCACCTTCTTGGTTTCACGAAGGATCAGAGGCATTTTTGCGAGATCATTGCTCAGCATTTTGACGCCGCCCAAAAAAGCTGATACGCGGATAGCCGTCTCGCGGGTAACCACCTTGCCAGAGGCTGCGGGCAGCCCAACTAAGGCCTGGACCAAATCGGAGGAGGGGGACGCGAGCGTGCTCTCCCCGTTGTTGAGGAAGGTGGCAGTAGCCGCTCTAAATCGTGTAAATATTCCCATAGGTGATCTCTCTTAAAGGTTAGTAAGCTGCATTGCAGGTGGCGGAACCATCTTGCGTGGACTCTTTCAGCGGATCGTATCCGTAAAGTATTCGCTGGCCCTTGAGCCTCAAGCCACGCTCCATGCCGAGGCCCGCATCGTGTAGGACCTTCTCCCATTTGGCCTCTTCGGTGGATTGATTCGACCGCTGCTTTAGCGGGCGGCCAACATGCACTCCATGCACACCGGCCTTACAAAGGATGTGGCTGATCCGCGATTGTGAAACCTCAAAATGGGCAGCAAGCTCCGATTGCAGCATGGTTGGATTGGTGGTGGCGAAGGCTAGAACAGCCTCGTAACTCAGTGTGCGTTTACGTCCACGGATGGTCATTTTATGCGCTCGCGATCCAGAATGGTTTCTTAGGTTTGATTTGGTTGACGGGATCGGTGGCACGTGCCAACGACATAACTAGAGAGGCGCAGGCGTCGATCTTTTCTCGCTTGCGATCTCGGGCTGGTTTGATAAATCCGGTTCCCGGCTGGGTGTTCCAGCGAAGGTTTGAAATCTGCCATCTCATGCAAGGATTGCCAGAATGAGCAAACTCTCGGCGCAGAACCTTGCGCATAAGTTCCTGGCAGGGGGCATTCATTTTGGCGAATGACTGGGGATAGTCAACGAGCTTGTTCATTGGGAAGCCAGACTCACCCAGCATCCGGATCAACTCAGATGACCAGGCTGCATCGTAGGCAATCTCGCGGAGGTCGAATAACTTGGTTATCGTGGTGATTTGGTCGGCGATGTACCGCACATCGGTCAGGTTCCCAGGTGTTGGAACGATGAAGCCATCGCGGGCAAAAATATCGTAAGGGACATGGTCGCGCTTTACGCGGTCCTGAATGTTATCCGCCGGGCACCACAAATACTCTAAAATTGACCACTTTTCGGTCGTTTTAGAGGGCGGAAACAGTAATACTAGGGCAGAAGTGTCAACTTTGGGTGCTAAGTCGATGCCACCAAAACAAGCCCGGCCTTTGAGGGATTCGATTAGCTCAGCGCGGAGGCGCTTTGGGTCGGGATGGGTAGAGAGGGGCTCCGTGCAGCAAGCGTCCCAGGTCTCGATGTCGAGGGCTGGCAAACTTGCTGCATCACTCCACAAATTCATGCGGAACCGGAGAAACTCACCTAGGGCTGTTGGTTTGCCTTGACTTTCTGCATACTGATTCTCTAAGGCGGATAGGGGCAGGATGTAGCCGAGGGAAGGGTTGGGCTTTACCCAATTCTTCCGGTCTTTGTAGGAATCTTTGGGGTCCATGCAGAAGATAAAACCGGTGACCTCATCATCCTCGATCATTCCGTCGAGGATGCGAGTTATATACTCTCGCTCACCCCAGCAAAGTGTGGATTTGTTCTCGTTCGCACCGGCAGTTGTGATGCTCCACAGTAGGGGCTGTTTGCGTGTATCGCCGCCATATCTTAGGATGCTCCATAGGTTATCCGTAAGTTTCCAACGATGAAGTTCGTCGCAGCAGGCCATGGAGACTACCTGGCCATCGGATGAGTCAGCACCGCGTGCCATTGGAGTGAGGCGTGAGTTAGTCTCGGAGACAAACAACGAGAGCACAGGAGAGTTGCCATACTTATGGATGGCTGCACTCAGTGTCATCAATCATCTGAAAGCGTAGTTTTCTGAGCAATTGCCGGTATAGAAAAGCTTGATATCATCCGCGCCGAAGGCGCAATCATCGGTCGCTCATCGTCAGCAATGCCGGAAGTTGTAAGGTAT